TGATTGGCAAATTATATATCAATCCAAAGACAGTAAACATTGCTTAAAATCAATGGAAGAATACTTCATAAAAGAAAACAATTCATACATTTATTTTAATAATAGTAACGGTTATAATATGACTTTAGGTGGTGAAGGAATGTTAGGTTTTAAACATTCAGAAAAATCTAAATTAAAAAATAGTTTATCTTTAGGTAAAAATTTTAAAGTCTGGCACAAAGACGGTGAATTAATAGAAGAAAATCATATAAAAAATTTCTGTTTTAAAAATAATTTAGATTACGATTCTTTTAAAAAATTATTACACAATAAATTGTTTTCATATAAAGGATACTATCTTTATGACAACGAAAACAATATAACCGAAGTTTTAGAAAAATATAACCAAAAGATAAAAAAATCAATGGAAATTATGGGTTCTAAGCATTCAAAAGAACATAATATAAAAACTCCAAGTGGTGAAATAATAAAAATTAAAAATTTAAGTCAATTTTGTCGTGATAATAATATGGACCATAAAAAACTCAGATATACATTATTAAAAACTTGCAATTATTATCCTGGTTGGGAATATATTTAATCACCATTCTCGGGGCATTTTGTGCTTATGCGATTTGTGTAAAGTATTTCCTGGTACAGTATCTTTGATTCTTTGTATGACACCTTGTTCAAACGCTTTATCTGCTGTTGCAGTACCAGGTACCGACATACGACCCGCATCCGAGAAGATAGGCAAGTTTTGTGCTGAGATATAGACTTCTAGATGAGGGTTGTTCTGTTTAAACTCATCAAGAACAGTATAAGACATTCTTTTTTCTACAATCTCACCTGTTTCTTTGTTCTTGAATTGATAATTAGGCATATTTTAATAATCCTTTGAACCAGTACCTGACAAACCTAATACGGTATTGGCATCAATTTTATTTTTTTGTATATGCCATTCATATGTTGGTGCGAAATCGGTGATGGTATTTTCCAAATCATCAGTATCCGACAATCTAAAATTTGTTGTTATTTCTTTTAATTTTTTGTTTTTTGGTGTGTAAGTTACTGTGCAAATGTGTGTATTCGCATCAAAATCAACAACTTTCCATGTAAAATCATATGTTGCCATTGAAATCCTCTATTAAATAATTAACCATTTTGGTACTTCTCTACTATTTAGTTTACCTTTCCAAGACCAAAGGTGTTGTTTTTTCATATTGTAATAATTACGATAGGATGTAATGGAGTCATTTGGTACTTTACATTCATCTGGCATAGCAGTTGCAAATGGTGTTTTATTAGCAATTTTTATATTGTTGGGTAAGTTTCTTAAATAAGGTAATAATTTTTCACAAGCATGATTTTTACCATAACGATAAGTATATTCTTTTAACATTTCTAATAATAAATTATAATGCCATTTATAGTTTTCTGATGTTTCATATGTCCATACACTACAAGGATGATTTAAATGAGATATGCCATACAATACATTTTCTCTTTCATCATTGAGTATATATTTTTTAACACTTCGATTGGATTTTGATTTTGTAATAATTTCAGTACCATCAAGATATCGATGAGCCGTAGATAACATCATTGCACTTTCAAGAGGCATTTTTACGCAATGTTTATCTACTTGCCAAATAGCAATTTCTTTAACGTTTTCAGACAAGGCAAAGATGTTCAATTTTGATTCTCCATAGTATAAATAGGTGTAGGTCACGGAACAGCGAATTCCTACCTACTCTATGTTCATATTTTAACAGGAAACACAGCTAATGTCAAGTATATATTCAAGTTTACCATATTATGTTTATGCCTATCTCCGAGAAGATGGTACGCCTTATTATATTGGTAAAGGTAAAGGTGATAGAGCATGGTCTAAACAACATACTTATCATATACCAGCACATAAAAATAGAATAATCATAATAGAAAAAAATCTTAATGAAATTGGTGCTCTAGCATTAGAAAGAAGATTAATTAGATGGTATGGTCGTAAAGATAATAACACCGGAATCTTACGAAATTTAACTGATGGTGGAGATACAACCTTTGGTTATAAACATACCGAAAAATGGAAAAAAGAAAATGGTAAAAGAACTTCACTTTTTAACAAAATAAGATGGGAAAATGATGAGTTTAAGAAAAAAATGTCCGGCCATTTTAGTAAACAAAATAGTAAGAATTGGTTAATATTTACTCCACAAAATAAAACAATACAAATAAAAAATTTAAGAATATTTTGTGATGACAATAATTTAGATTACGCTTGTATGAAAAAAGTTTCACAAGGTAAAGTTAAAAAACACCGAGGCCATTCTTGTAAAAGAATAGATTAATACTTCCAATTCATGCAATAACCGTGTTTTTTGAGTTTCTTTAGTCCTTCTTCGCAACGATTGCCAATATCAGTACGGTATTGTGGATCGTTACCAAGTTTGACTTTTTTTACATTTTCGTAGGCCATATCTTTCGCACTAGTAATAGAATCACCAACCCCGGTGAGAACAATAATATAAGAGCCAGCAGTACCAAGTTCAGGAATGTTCTCATGCAATTCTCCGTCTATCATTTTCATTGTTTTAGATAACTTCATCTCACAAGGGTGAAGATGTTTATGGTCAATATCATCAGTTAATACAGGAAAGTCTAAGTAATCTTCTTCTTCACGTTTGTTGAAAGGAAAATCAGCATTAGCCATAACAACACCTACAGTTGTTTTATAATCAACTTCAAGTGTATTCTTACCTTTGATACAATCTAACATCCATTCAGCAGGATCCTCATTTAAAATACAAGGTTGCATGATGTTCCACATTGGATAACCAGGTCTTGCTGTCCATTCCATTGGCCATGGCGTACCATCTTTTTCGTCAATGATACAATTCATATCTAACATACCAACATAACCAATCTCGTGGAGAGTTTTTGCCATTGGTTTCATCAGAATATCAGCAATTTTTGATTCTTTAGTGTAACGAATAACAGTACCCATTTCGCCTGTATTCACACCAAGGTCACCATTCATTTGTTTCTTAAACTCAAAACCTTCACACCAAAAATCCATCCAACCAGCAGGACCAAAAATACCAGTTACAGCAATCTCTGTACCTGCTTTGAATTCTTGTAATATGAAATATGGAGAACCACCTTTACCAGATTCTTTACGTTTGGTTAAAAATCCAATCAGGTCGGCTTCGTCTTTGGCTACATATGATAAAGTTTTATCTTCTTCTTCACCACATGGTTTACAGACATAACGCTTTGGATTTTGTTTGATAAAATTGATGGCCGCATCGTAATTCTTAAATTCGTGTGATGGAATAATAGGACCTTTGAATGCTTTAATGACATTTTGACCATACATACGGTCTAATTCTAATTTAGCTGCACGTTTGCCTGGACCAAATACAGGATATCCTTTTTTGATATATTCATCGATTTCATTCATGTGAGATAAATTATCTGCACTAAAAATGAGGTCGGCAATATCCATATATTTTTTCCAGTTAGTTACTTTATCAACTAAACCTTGGCCAATATGAGATGCTCTTTTACCTTCTGTATACATTTTTACAGTATGACCTGCTGCTAGACAACGCAAACACCAATCTAAAGTTAACCCTGATGGGTCGATAACTAGAATAAACATGAGAATCCCTAAGAATTTGTTGAACTAATATTCTTATTTATTCATCGTCAGTTTGTGGTTTTATTACAGGTTTTCCAGAATAACCAAAACCTGGATATGGTTCACCTTTTCCATCAGTTTTTGATGAAACATCTGCTTTCATAATTGCAATTTCATCTAATTTCTTAGCAGTTTCTTTTCTTTTACCAAACCATTGGTCTAAATCATCCAAATCAATTTCACCTTCAGCAATAGTTTCGTGTTGAACAATGTCTAAATGGCCATCAAAAATGAAACCTGAACCTTTTAGGAATAATTCAAACTCTTGAAGAATGTGTTCTAAATCAAATGCATCAAATTCAACCGTGAGTTTACCATCACCATCTTCTATCCAATTATCTGGATCTGGTTCTTTGATGAAAGTAAACTTACTCATAGTTTTGGAACATCATAATTTGTTTTATCTGCAGTTTTTAATGCTTTTGTTTTTTTAGCAATATCTTCAGAAGATACCGTTTGCATTACAAATTGTCTAAATTCCATGTAATTATTAGAAACTTTCATTGCACGGCGACCACCAACTGCAGCAGCATCAGGAAAAGCAACTTCACATCCGTTATCAAATGTTTTACCATTCACTACTTTGATTAACGGTGCAATTTCCATTACATTATCCAAATTAATAATAACTGGACATCCTTTTTCTACATCATTCACTTCAATGAAAAGCGACATTCTATTCTCCTTGATTAGTATTACTGCGTTCTTTAACTTTTGTTAACTTTGCTCTTGCTTCACTTACTTCTGCATCAATCATCATTTTCTTCCAATGATTGTATTTAGTGCCATGTAAGTGACTTAGCATACGTTTTGATTCTTTACTTAATTTGAAATCTTTATTTGTCATTTAATTTTTCCATTAATGTATCACAATTATTAATCCACTTAGCAACTTCTTCGGAATGTTTCTTATCATCAAGAAACATTTGTTGATATAATTCTTTAATCATATTTGAAGCATCTTTTGCATAATCATGATAATCAATTAAATTCGCAATAGGAGTATCTTCAGGTTTATGTGCTAATCTAATAGCACGTTCTATCAATTCAAAGTTCATAATATTCCTTTATAAATAATAGGTGTAGGTCACGATGCGTCAACATCTACCTACTCTATGTCATACACTATAACACAAGGACACAGCTCATGTCAAGTATATATACAACTAATTTCTATATCTATGCCTATCTGCGAAAAAATGGCACTCCATATTATATCGGCAAAGGATATAAAAAAAGAGCATGGTCTTCCAATCATTTAGTAGAAATACCAAATGATAAATCCAAAATAATTATAATGGAATCCAAGTTAACGGAAATTGGTGCCTTTGCATTGGAAAGAAGATATATTAAATGGTATGGTCGATTGGATAATAATACTGGCATTTTAGAAAATAGAACCGATGGTGGTGAAGGTACTTCTGGACATATACAATCAATTGAACATAAATCAAAAATATCGAACGCATTGGCCGGTAAAATAAAATCCAAACAACATTGTATAAACATTAGTAAATCTAAAAAAGGAATTAAATTTTTTTTAGGCAAAAAACACACTCAAGAAACTAAAGATAAAATAAGTTTATCAAAAAAAGGTAAAATTGTGTCTAATGATACCAGAAAAAAATTATCTTTGAAAATGCAAGGTAAAAAAATACACACAGACGAATTTAAACAATATAGAAGTGATTATATGAAAATCAATAATCCTTCACAGGTAATTGTTATGCAATGCATTCATTGTGATAAGAAATTAACTAAATCACATCACACTAGATGGCATGGAAATAATTGCAAGGTTTATTTATTGCGTGAACAGTCCGGCACTTGTACCAAATAAACGGTACTATTATTAAAGGGACGAACAAAATAGCAATCGCCGGTTACGCTCCACACCAAATGATTTTGAATACCACCTTTGAACTGTTGTAATTCTGGTGGATTTAAATGGTTTTGTATAATAAAATATACATTAAAACTTGCCCAAATAATAGCAGCCAAACAACACACCTTAAATGCATCAAACCAACCAAAAAATTTATTAAGCATTATTCATTATCCTATTCACATAAATCCAATAAAACATATAACAACCAAAAACGGATATTAAAAGGAAAAACCAATTCAATGCTCTTTCATAATAATATTCCACTTCTTTCTCAATAAAATCTCTCTGTGCCAGTACCGTAGGTGGTACACCAGCGTCAGAGAATTTATTATCTCTTAACATCATAACAGTTTTTTCTGCTTCTGTCAAGCGTCTTTTGGCACTTATCCAATGTATAATACTAATCATCTTCCTCTTCCCAATCGGTATCAACCGAAACATTATCACAATCCCAAGGCACCCATTCCACGTCCATTTCTTCAGGACTATACAACGATGCTCTATCTACTTCAGGCATTCTACAACTTTCTAAGGTGTTCATAATCTTCTTTTAAGACATCCATTTCAGCTTTCAAATTTTGATATTTAATTGTTGCTTGGTTTATTCTTGATTGTCTGTCTACACATTCTCTAGCGGTACTATAATATGGATAAAGTTCATCTTTAGCTTTTTCCCACACCCTCCATTGATAACTAGCAATATCTTTAGGTTCACCTAAAGCAAGTATAGTCAAAACATTAATTTGCTCTCGTAGTTTTTGAATTTCTAAATCCTGCCTGTTGAGAACATCTGAATGTAAATCTCTTTTGGCCCGTAATTCTGGAATCCACACGGCACAATTATCACAGTTTTTACTTTTGAATATACTCATATTAATCCCATAAGTTTCTATAAACATAAATA